CGTGCGTAATCCCCATAGCTTGAAGCCATTGTGATTCACACAACAAGTGATGCCTTGTTCGTTCAGATAGTTGACATCGGTCGCACTGTCGTTGATGTCAAATGAAAGTGGTTTAGTCACGCCAGTGACGCCAGTTAACCCTTTATTTGAAATGCAAGTGTGCCAGCCGTATTCTTTGTCTTGATACGCACGCATTGCTGCTGCACGGACGACTGCATAATCCACTTCAGTTGCTTTGGTGTTCGGGTTGAACGATAAGAAGTCACCGAAAATCAGCATA